AACAAAAAAGTAGACTACCGAGTTTCTTATAGCACCTGTATTACCTACTATTTCATCAAGTAATACTGATACGGCTACAATAACTAAATAACCTACTTTTTTTATAATTCCTTTTGCACCTATAATACTATTAATTTCTTTATTAACTATTGCCTTACATAACCCTGTAATATAATCTAATACCATTAAAACTAATAATGTTTTCAAAGCTGCATCCAACCCTCCTAAATAGTACACAACTGTTGTCAGAAATGTACTAGTAAAAAAATTATAGATATGTTTCATTTACTTTTCCTCCTATATTAACTTTCTAAATTTAAAATTTACTGCACCTGCACCAGCCCAAGCTATACTATCGCATATTTGCAATTTAATATAATCATTACTTCCACCTTGCCTTAATATTCTCAACCTAATATTATGCTCATTTCTTGCATGTCCTGCTTTAGATAGCGGTATTTCATCTGCGTTTCCAGAGTTTGTAGTTTGATTTGTCCAAGCTACTATTCCAGATAAGTATTCGTTATATTGTGCATTTACTTGATACGATGATATATTCACTTGCATCGCATATGTTCCTGGAGACATACTATTGCCTTTTATTCCTGTGTCAAACCAAGTATTTGCAGATGATATATGAATATTTTTATCAAAACTTATTACTTTACCCACTATAAAATTAGGCAAAGTTTCTTTATCGTGTACTATTCCACTACTATCTAAATAAGTATTATTTTTAAATTTTATTGCTTTACTCATTACGACACCCTCTTCCATGCATAGACTGCAATGTATGGAACAGCATGAGTATGAGAATTTAAACTATGTGTATGCCCTTGATTTCCACCAACTGGAGAATTTTCTATTAACCAGTTGTATGTTACATTTCCAGAATCCCAACTATATCCACCTTCCATTTTATCTCCTGGTGCTGAACCATCATTCCAATTCCACTTACCATTATTTTTCATTTTCAATAAATGCTGATGGCTTGGTATTTGATTTACTGTTAGAGTTGTACTTCCAGTATTTCCACTTGATCCTCCAGTTGATGTTCCTGTACCATTCCCCGAACCTGATGCATTAACACATCCATATAAAAATCCACCTGTTAATCTTTGCCATGTTCCACCAAATATCGTTCCTGGATTTGTACTGTTTACTGATAAATAGATACTACCTATTGGATAATACGGACATGGATATATTTTTTCATTATTTCTATTTCTAAATTGTATTGCTTTACTCATTATGACACCCTCTTCCACATATAAACTACTAAATATGGTGGCATATTATTATGAGCTTGACTTCCACCTGTTGCTTTACTAAAATGTGCATCAAATATTCCAGCCGCTGTATTTCCGTAATTGAAGCCACTTGCTGGATCGTTGCCACCATACGATAGCAAGTATTGATGGGTATGGCTTGGCATTTCATTTATTGTTAATTTATGAGTTGCAGCCCCTCCTGTTGCACCTGCCGAATAAGTACTTCCTGCACCTAATAAAAATCTATCTTTTATTTGTTCCCACTTCCCTCCAAAATATGTTGAGGGATCTATATTCGTAGTAGACAAGTATATATAACCTATTGGGAAATACGGACAAGGATATATTTTTTCATTGTTTCTATTTCTAAATTGTATTGCTTTACTCATAACTACCAACTCGCAATCTCATCATATTCAAGCATCTGCACACCATTGACTTCCAACGATTCATTTTTGGTTGGAAAGCAATTTACTCCAACTGATAACTTTTTGGTATCAACAAATAAAATAAATCTACCTTTTGGAAGAACCGTATTGTAAGTTGTAGTTCCAAACTTATCTTTTATTATTATTTTAAAGTCCCATGCAGATTCCTTATCTTTAGTCATTGTTACCTGCACATTATCTGATAGTGTTGCTAAACTTGAATAAGATGTTTCTGTTGTTTTTTTATATTGATATTGTATGGTCATTGTGTTTTTTGAATTGACACTTGAAATAGAACCATCTACTTTCAGATATGTTTCATTCTCATAATTATTTTTTCTTTTCAAACTTATTAATGCTGTAGGTAATGACCACGATAAAAAAGTAACCGTTTTAGTAGCTGTTGCAGTGTTACCTCTACTATCGGTTACTTTTACTGATAATGTTAAATTACTTCCCGAATTAATTACACCATAGTCTATATTTCCAGCAGAAGTAATTGATTTGGTTACCCCATTTATAGTTGCATCATACTTACTTATACTTGCACCCTTCAGTCCTGTAGCTGAAGATATTGTTACTAATAATTTAGATAAATTCTGTACTAGATGCTGATTATTTCCTGTAACTGCAACTGTCGTGCTGTTGTTATCCTTATATGATAAATTTGATGCACTAAAACTCGGATTTGCATTTACTATAGTTAATGTTCTTTCTATTGTTGAATAAAAAGTATTACCTCCTATTACTGTTCTAACAAAAAAAGTAACCTTTCTAGAGTTACTTGTAGTACATGCATTCCTTAAAACATTTCTTTCTGCAGTAGTTAAATTAAAAGTATACGATGTTCCTGTTTTAGAGATATCTCTATATCCTACATCTGCATTTGCACCTGTAAGTGATATACACGCCTGTAATGAAGATGCACTATTTCCTGCTGGATTGGAATAATTTATAGTAGGATTTGCTTCATCATTGAAATCTGGGGCTGATGTCAAGTTCGCTTGTCTAGGTATTGATGGTAATGACCACGACCCACTACCACTGCAATTGACTGCAACATAATATATACCCGCTTCTGCAGAAGCACTAAAACTTTTATTACCATCACTTTCATGATAGATATCTACACTTCCACTCGCCACTTGAGTTCCTTGCCATAACTCAATACGGTCACTTGAACTATAAACTGTACTTCCATTAATAACAACTTTAAAATTACCAGCTTTATAATAACCTGTTTTACTACCTGCACCAACTAGTTTCCAACCTATGTTAGTTTTGTTATTTCCAATATCTTGAGAATTAACCCACCAACTAAAAGTTAAGTGTCTATTACTATATGCACTTGTATTAAAAGAACCTTCACTTGCCATTCATACCACCCCTTTCTATGTTAATGGAACTATTCCTATTCCTTTATTATCTGTTGTATTTATTCCTAGCCATCTCGCTAGACCACACAATGTGATTTCTTCTTCAACTACTGATTTTCTCATATGGAACTCATCACCATTCATCCAGAATGTTTTTTGACCATTGAAATCATACCCTGCAAATTCATTAGGATTTATAACTACTTTACTTCCATCTTTACCAAATACAACTATTCCATTTTCATCAAATGTTCCAATTAATACATTTGATAAATCATAGATTTCTATTCTACCCGCTTCATTTAAATGTGATCCTACTTTAAATGTTCCACCTTTTACCAAGTTAGCCGTCATATTAATACAATTTACTGCCTGCATATCAAGCGTTCCATCTATAAGCCATGCTGAATTAAAAGAACCATTTATCCCAGTATTTGAGAATCCTATTCCTCCTGCATTTATCATCATTACATTAGTTGCAGTTTCTTTTGGTAATGAATCAACTACAAGTATTCGGTTTCCTTCGTATATAACATAACTGTCTCCAAGCGTTCCCCATATTTTTGATGTTGCTGTATTTAATTCGTTTTGTAGTGTTACCTTCACAACTTCATTTGCATTTGCTACTGTCTCTTTTGTTTGTTTATCTATATTACTTACAAGGTCTTTTAGTTTAGATTTAAAATTACCAAATTCTATTTCTATGTATTTATCTCGAATACAATCATATTTTAGAGATATAACATTCGTAGTAAGGTTTATTCCTAATTTTTCATGTTCTACAACAATTACATCTCCTAAATCAACTACCGCATCTATATGAGCCTTTACTTTATAGTTACACTTCAAATATTGATTTTCATTTATATATGCCTCTGCTTGTTCTCTTAAATCCTTCAGTAATGCCTCTTGGTATTCTGTTTCCTTTAGATTTCCGTTTTCATCTTTATAATCGTCTTTATTTATATCTTGTTCAAATTTAATGACCTTTGTATATGGTCTATCGTATTTTTGTGTGGATTCTAGATATATTTCTGGTAATGTTATCCCGTCATAGCCAACAGCTAACATTTTTGTTACTACATTACTCCAATCTTCATTTGCTTCAATATTGGTTGAGTTTTTTCCATACTTTATCACTACACCTCTATCAAGTCCTATTGTCTTTTTTACTCCTATTACCCAATTATCACGATATAAGTGTCCACCCCACTTTTCAACTACTGTTGCGATTGCCTCTTCTAAACTTTGTCTTACAATTCTTGTGGAGTTTATAGTTGTTATATCTGATATTGTTGTAAATGGTGTTCCTGTATCACAAGCACTATTTAATTGGTCTAATGCGTCATTACATTGTTTGTTTACAACATAAGAATCAGCTATTATATAATTAGATGAGTCTTTCCATAAGTGATTACCCTTTACAGATATTTTATTATTTTTTCTTTGTGGATTAGTTAATCTAAACCCTTGCTCACCCCATCTTGTATTTGCCCTTACTATCATTCCTTCTTGTAAATATTCCAAATCATCTATTGTTGATTCTATATCGATATAGTACTCACCATTATCTTCTATATAAATTTCTGCTTTTCTCGGATGTAATATCTTAAGTCCATTATTGTTGAAATCAACTTCTGTAGGTTCGTATACTTTAATCATTATAACCACCTCGACTTTGGATCAATTTCAATTTTAGTTAATGTTCCTGTCCATGAT